CTGGCTCTGGAAAGTGTGCGCTATTGTGTGTGAAGTTGTTACAATTATGAGAGAGTGCCAAGGCATTATGAAAAGTTATTAACTTTTTGTTAACTTTTGCCTTTCTCACTTGAAAGTTATTAACTTTAGTGTATAATAGTAAATAAAAAAGGCATTTTTAAGGAGGAAAATAACATGTACAGCACAAAGGAAGTTAGCACAAATCTTGGATACTTTGAGACAATGACAAAGTGGGAGATGGAAGATGTAAGAGCGTTCTGTATAAGACATAACTACTATAATGCAGGAGATGTTGAGGCATATGACAAGATGCTCAAAAAAGTTGAGACACTTAAACCAACAGACAGAAACATTGTTAATACTTGCATTGATATCTGGAAACATACAGCAGAATATACAGAACTTGTTGATTTAATCAGAGAGATGTATGAGGAAGTAGTCAAGACTTACAGATATTTCAAATAACCGAAACAGGAGGAAACTCCTCCTGTCATACCAAGACAGCAACTTGGTATCTGATGAAGGCAAGCTACACAGAAAGGAGAAAGACCATGAGCAACCCAAATTTCTACAAAGGATTCAACAACGAGTATTCCTACAAATTGTATCGTTCAGAAGTTGAATATTTAGAAACACTTATCTACTATACTAGAGAAGATGAAGAGAGAGAGCAGATTCCCTACTGGCTGAAGCGTAACTATGATAGCATTAGAGCTACAGCTATTAAGACAATTGGATACATCAGATGTCTCTGGGATTTTGACATGATTGATGAGGAGACATTTGATAAACTGTATGATGTATATAGTCAAATGGCAAGAGAAGCAGAGGAGAGAATTGATGAGTTATCAGAACAAGAGTAATGAGAACATACTCACAAAGATGCAACATGTCACTATAGAAATGAATCATCCTAATGGCAATTTTAGAATGGATATCTCAATCATTGACTCACATCATGGAGATAGACCCTCATGGGATATCATTAGAGAGTGTGCCAGAATCCTCATGAGATACAGCATGGAGGAAGATGCTCAGACAGTAGCAGTTGTCAACTATAATGGAATCTATGCAGGAGAGGTTATCAACTGGACAAAGAAAAGACAGTTGTTATGGTATGGCAGGAACTCAAGCAAAGGAAAGGAGATTTGGACATGAGAAATGCTTTTGTAAATTCTTTCAGTCTTACAGCAGAGGCAGAACAGGTGATTAAAGACTACTGCATTGCATTTGATATCAAATCAAAGAGCAAGGCTCTCAATCAGATTCTGATTGAGTATGCAGAAAAGGCAGAGTGGAGAGAGGAGTTAGAGCATGGACGGAATAATTCTTGATGCAATATCAATCATGACAATTTATGTGGTAGGACAGGCAACAGGTATGTTAATTATGGCAGTGGCAATTTGGGCAAATGGAATGAGGAGTAAATATGATGAGGATGATATCACTTGTGAGGAAGATTGACGCAGAGGAAAACAAAGAGATGCATTATGTAGTAGGCTACAATGATTATGTTGACAGAGCATATATGACAAGATGGTATGAAAACAGAGAGGCGTTGCTGTCAGAGAGCAACGCTTTACTCACTAGGGATGTGAAAAGCATCTGGTACAATGCAAAGGTCAACACAATGTGTATTGAGGTGAGATGAGATGCAGTCATACAACGTAGAAGATTTAATCAATCAAGATGAGAAAGAGTTGAGGCGTGAATATACCAGATTGAGAGATATTGCTCAAAAGAGATTAAAACGCCTTCGCAATGAGGGATTTGGAAAGACTGATGTTGTATCATATTTCGATGGGGATGTTCCAAGACTCTCATCATTGAAAAGCAAAGAGGATATTGTCTTTGGTCTTGCAGAACTTGCAGGATTTGTGAGTGCTCCTCAATCCACTGTCAAAGGTATGAGAGAGCATATAAAGGAGGAGAGAAAGAAAGCAATACAGACAGATGAGAAAATGGGAGAGATACTTGTAAAACTCAACAAGCACTTTCCAGAGGGTGAGAGATTTACAAGGAGCAATGTTGACAGATTCTTTGATTTCATGAACACAAAAGTTGCATTAAATGTTGAAAGAATTGTTGCATCTGATAGAATAGCAAAACTCTACAAGGTACTGGAATCAAAGAGAATCACTAATTATTCAGCACTCATGAGGAGTGAAAAGGATTTAGTTTTCTTTATCAACAACTTGGAAAATTTGGAGGCTGTGGAACTTCCCAAGGGAACAAAGGGAACTGTAGCAAATTGGAGACGACTCATCAATGAGGAAATTGAGCATGGTAGAGATAGAAGCGAACTTTATAAAAAACAGTATTATGAGAGTGAGGCTGATTACACCAGAAAGAGAGAAAGAGCAGAAAGGAACAGAAAACAGAGAGAGTCTAGAAAAGGAACTGGTAAGCGCAAGAGAGGCAAGAAATGATATAATTGCACTATGCCAGATGTGCGGACAAGCTAGGAGACCCAAGGGCAACAGAGGCACAAAGAAACAGTCTTACTATAGAGACATGGTTTGTGCATTTGATATTGAGACCTCCAGAATCACACATAATGAGGAGTTGCACAGCATCATGTATCTCTGGCAGTTTGCTATTACTGACAAAGCACACAAGACAATCATAATATATCTTGGGAGAACTTGGGAAACTTACAGGATAATCACAGATGCAATTAACGATGCTTGCAAGGAGGATTTTGTTGTTGTATATGTCCATAATCTCTCATATGAGATGCAGTTTCTTTCTGGATTATATGAGTTTGAGAATGATGGAGTATTCTGCATGAATCCTCATAAGATTCTAAAGGCTGTCACAGGTCAGATTGAATATAGGTGTTCAATGCTTCACAGTAACATGTCTCTGTCAAGATGGTTGCTGAATTTGAACACACCTCATAAAAAATTATCTGGGGAGGAGTTTGACTATAGCATAGTAAGATATCCCTGGACTCCTCTCTCCCAGATGGAGTTGACTTATGGCATACATGATGTACTTGGACTTGTTGAGGCAATACAGATAGAAATGCAGAAAGACTCTGACAGCCTTTATACAATACCACTCACAAGTACAGGCTATGTTCGCAGGAATGTAAAGAAAGCCATGAGACCCATAGCACATCAACTGATCCAGACGCAATTGAGACTGGAGGCAGATGTCTTTGAACTATTGCAACAGGCATTTAGAGGAGGAGACACACATGCAAACAGATATTTCACGAACAGGATATTAAAGAATGTGCATAGCAAAGACCGCTCCTCATCATATCCAGATGTGATACTCAATCATGAATTTCCTATGACAAGATTTAGGAGGAACTGTTATGTGGTGACTCTGGAGGATATCATTGAGGATATATCAGTGAGAGAGAGAGCTTGTCTGGCAGAAATTCAGATATGGCATTATGCACAGTATGACATTTATAATGGTTTTCCATATTTGTCATACAGTAAATGCAGACATGTAATAAATCCTGTTTTGGATAATGGCAGGATTCTCTCCGCTGACTATCTGGAGACAACTGTGACAGATATAGATTTGAGAATCATCATCAAGGAGATTTCTGATGATTCAATTATCATAGCAAAGAAATATTACAGTGCAAAATATGGACAACTGCCAGAACCCATAAAAGAGGAGGTGAGAAAATACTATAAGGATAAGACAACTCTGAAAGGAAATCCAGACATGGACTACTACTATATGAAAAGTAAGAATCTTTTGAACAGCATCTATGGTCTCATGGTTCAGAATCCCTGTAAGCAATCCATACTATATGATGATGGAGAGTATAATGAGGACACTGTTCCAGTAGAGGAGTTGTTGGAGAAGTACAACAGAAAATCCTTTACGGCTTTTCAACATGGTGTGTTTATCACAGCATGGGCAAGATTTGAGTTGAGAAAAGCCTTGTGGAGAGTTGGCAGATGGGCAGTGTACTGTGATACAGATTCAGTGAAATATATTGGAGATGCTGACTTTAGCGATATGAACAGAGAGTATATTCTAGCATCAGAAAAGAGTGGAGCATTTGCCATTGATTCAAAAGGAGTAACTCATTACATGGGAGTGTATGAGGATGAAGGAATATATGACAGATTTGCAACACTGGGAGCAAAAAAGTATGCATATGAGAAAGATGGAAAACTCTACATTACTATTGCAGGAGTGAACAAAAAGAAAGGTGCAGAGGAGTTACAGGAGAATGGTGGATTAGAAAGATTTCTCATGCAGAGGAAAACACCCATGTACATAGGTGCAAATGAACTGGACACAAATGGATTCATATTCAGAAAAGCAGGAGGGCATGAACTGATATATAATGATGAGAAATACTATGGAGAACATCACACTCCAGATGGAGATGTGAGTGTGACAAGAAATGTAGTTATTAAGGACAGCACATATCAACTTGGACTGTCTGGAGACTACAAAAGACTGTTAGAAAATGTTGAATATTTTTATGAGGAAGCGTTGTAAAGAAGTTATTAACACCATATAATTAAATCATGGAGATGGTTCTCCAGAATATAGACAGTTTAAGAAAAGGAGAAAAAAACTATGGAAATCAAGAGAATGAATGTAAGCGCACAGGACGACAAGAAAATGCAGTACAAACTCACAAAATCTCCCAATGTCCAGAAACTCAAGGATGCTGTAGGGCAGAGAATCATAGTAAAGGCATTTTGTTTCTATGATGACTGCAAGGATGGGGAGCAGGAAAAAATCATCCTCACACTCATGGATGCAACTGGAGTTGTTTATGGTACGAACTCAAAGACCGCAATGAGCAACTTTAATGACTTACTGGAGATTTTCGGAGAGGATGTTGACAAAGACGGGCTTCCCATTACGGTTGAATCATCTGTTAGCAAGAATGGTAGAGAGTTTATCATGCTTGTACTTGCTGAATAAGACGCAATCTGACCTTTCGTCATGTTATTCCCTCTTGTGGAGGCAGTGGAAACACTGCCTCCTATTTATAAGGAGGCAGAAAATGAAAAATGAAATATATTTAGACAGTGGCTATCTCAATGCAGAATATATTATGTCTTTAGATTTTCCATTTACTTTTGTTATTGGTGCAAGAGGAGTGGGAAAGACCTACGGTTTTCTTGAGTATATCTATGAGAAGAAAATAAAATACATTCATTTGAGGAGGACACAAGTACAAGCTGACCTCCTCTCGTCCTCCGCATTTCAACCATATAAACAGTTGAATGTAGATAAAGGGTGGGATGTAGGAATCACTGGAGTTGCAAAGAATGTGGCAGGATTAGCAGAAAAGGATGAGGAGGACAATTATCTCCCTCCATTCGGTTTTATATGTGCCCTTTCAACTTTCTCAAATTTGAGGGGCTTTGACGCGTCTGATGTTGAGATGATATTTTATGATGAGTTTATACCAGAGACAACAGCAAAGCCAATCAAGAGTGAATATGAAACACTACTCAATGTTTATGAGACAGTGAACAGAAACAGAGAGTTAAAAGGTCTCCCACCTGTTAAACTGGTATGTTGTGCAAACTCTAACACAATTGATAATCCATATTTCATAGGACTTGGAATCATCAACAAGATAGCATCCCTCCAGAGTAAAGGGAAAATGATTTATAAAGATGCAGACAGAGGACTCCTTGTTATCAATCTCACAAAATCTCCAATCAGCCAGAGAAAGAAAAACACTGCTCTCTACAAATTAAGTGAGAATACAGATTTTGGTGATATGGCTCTTGAGAACCTTTACTCTGGAACAGACACCTCCACAATCTCCAGAGAGAGACTTGTTGAGTATAAGCCAAGAGTGAATGTCGGGGAGATTACAATATATCTCCATAAATCAAAGAGGATTTATTATGTATCAACACACAAGTCTGGCTCTCCAATCACGTATTCAACAGGGACAGATGATTTGGAGAGATATAGGAGCGCATGGAAAAAGGTTTATCTGATGGCATACTTTGAGAACAGATTCTTGTTTGAGGATGCTGTCTCTCAAGTCCTTTTCAAAAGATACACTTTCTAGACAAATGTTGCTTGCATCTGTGCCAGGATCCACCCGAAAAAGGGTGGATTTTTTAATTTTAATGGTCAAATCTTGTTATTAACATGATACTATATAATCATGGAGGTGGGGCTGTCTATATGCAGGAGACGGAATCTCTGGACATGCGGAGGCATCCGCTGAAAACCCACCTCTATTTCTATAGGAAAGGAGGAGGAGACATTGAACATCAATGACATAACAACACTGATTGGGAGTGTTGGTTTTCCTATTGCAATGTGCATCTATATGACAGTAACATTCAATAAAACTCTTGAGAGACTTGATGATAGGATTCTGGCTTTAAGTACAAGAATTGACACTTTAATTGATAAAGCACTGGAGAATGACAAAGACAATGAGAGCAGATGATGTTATAAAAATTAGTGCATCGTATCATGGAGCAAGTGAGGGTGGAGCAAAGCACAAAGAGATTATTGACACATACAACGCTCACAGACCACTTGCAAGAAGTTACAAGGTCACATATAAAGACCCTTGGTGCATGACTTACATTTCATTCCTGTTCATAAAAGGGAATGGTGTTGATGCTCTTGGAAAGACAGAATGTGGATGTCAAGAGTATCTTGATTACGCAAGAAAGAACAACATGGTGGTATCTAATCCGCTGAAAGGTGACCTTGTATTTTATGACTGGGGCAATGATGGAATTGTTGACCATGTAGGACTTGTTACTCTGGTAAGTGGTAAGAATCTCTTTATTGATGAGGGGAACAAGAGTGATATGGTGGCAACAAGAGTCATTAGCGTTGACAATGCATCAATCAAGGCTTTTGTGAGACCAAAGTATAATTCACAGTCTACAACATATGATATGAGCAAAGTGGCATTTGCAGAGAGTTTTGACAGAAACATTGCGGGTGAGTATGAGTGTACAGCCTCAGATTTTGTTGCTCTCCGATATAATGCATATGTGAATGATACAAACAAGATAGATGAGATTAAACATGGAGAACACTGCCATTGTTATGGATATTATACAAGGGATTGGTATCTTGTAGTGTATAAGGGTAAGACAGGATTTGCAAATAAAATGTGGCTAAAGAAAGGAGTTAAATAATGGGATTCACACCAAATCAGATTTTGACACTTGCAGAGGCAGGATTTACAGCACAGCAGATAGGAGCACTCAACACTATACAGACAACACCTGTTCCGACAGCACAGCAGGTGCAGACAACACCTGTTCCGACAGCACAGCAGGTGCAGACAACACCTGTTCCGACAGCACAGCAGGTGCAGACAACACAGCAGGACATGCTCTCAAAGATTCTTGGAGCAATCCAGACTAACGCAATCAATCAGACCTCACAGCCAGAGAGACAGACAACAGATGATATTCTGGCAGAAATTATCAATCCACCAGTAAAGGAGTAATATTATGGCAGTGAATGATTTAACATTTAATCAGCTTGCAACAGTGCTTACTGATATCACGAAACTTGCAACAGGGCAGGATGTACAGACACCAGTGGACTCTGCCTCTTTTGTGTCTGTTGCACAGACAGCACTAAAAACAGGATATGACCCGCTCCTCAATGCGGTCTCACAGGTGCTCTCAAGGACAATTTTCTCTGTCAGACCTTATACAAGGAAGTTCGGCAGAATTGAGGTGTCAAGTGCAAGATGGGGAAACCACATCAGAAAACTGCAAGCCTTGGACATGCCTTTTGAGGAAGATGACAGAATGAAACTTGTTGACGGTCAGAGCATTGACCAGTATATTGTGGCAAAGCCTCCAGTGCTACAAACTAACTATTATGGTGAGAATGTCTGGCAGAAACACCTCACAATCTGGAAAGACCAGACAGATGTTGCCTTTTCCTCCGCTGATGAGTTAGGACGCTTTATCTCTATGATTCTCTCTAATGCATCAGACCAGATTGAACAAGCAAAAGAATCTGTTGAGAGAGCAACAGTGGCTAATCTCATTGGTGGAACTATTACCCTTAACAGACCAGAAAGCGTTGTCCACCTTGTTACACAATACAACGATTTTGCAGGAACTTCTCTCACATCTGAAACAGTTTTACAGCCAGAGAACTTTGCACCTTTTGTCAGATGGATGTTCGGTTTTCTTGGAAATCTCATTGACCTCATGTCTGAAAGGACACTCCTCTATCATGTTTCACCGACAGGAAAGAATCTGATGAGACATACACCCAAGGACAGACTCAAGGTTTTCTTTAACTCTGGCATTGCTAACCAGATGGACACCTCAGCATTTTCTGTCACTTTCCATGAGGAGTATCTCAAGAAAGTGGATTATACAAAGGTTACATTCTGGCAGGATGTAAAGAATCCTATGTCAATCAATGCAGACTGTGGTTATGTTGATGCAACAGGAACTCCGCAACATGCAGTTGTCGATGAGGATTTGATTTTTGGTGTTCTCTTTGATGAGGATGCATGCATGATGAACACAATAAATGAATGGCAAGCCAACAGCCCATTCAACAGTAGAGGTGGATACACAAATATGTTCTGGCATTTCACCACACGCTATCTCAATTCTAACTTTGAGAATTGTGTTGTCCTCCTCCTTGATTAAGGAGAAAACTAATGGCTTTTACTGTACAGTTTGGAACAGTTTATAAAAAGCACAATAGCACTTTTCGGGGAGCTAGTGGTTCACACTGGCTCTCTCTGTCTTGTGTACTGAAAGAAAACTCATCTGTAACAAATCCCTCATTGTTTGTTGATATATCGGGGAGTGAAATTTTTTCAACTACTGGCACACTCAATCATGCATTTATCTCTTTATATGATAGATATTATTTTGTCGATAATTGGACATATGAAAGAGGAAAGTGGAGAGCGGATTTGTCAATTGATGTATTGGCAACATGGAGAACTGATATAGGAAACTCAAGCCAGTACATATTGAGGTGTGCATCTGCCTCTGATGGTCATATATTCGATACTGTATATCCTACAAAGAATGTTATTACAACAGCATACTCAAATGACACTAACCCTTGGAATTTGTACGGAGGAACATATGTCATAGGAACAATATCTGGAAATGGAATGGGAGTTGGATGTGTTGGATATTATGCCATGAACTCACAGCAATTCAGAGACCTTTGCAATTATCTTTTCGGTTATGTGGGAACATCAAATTATTTTGATGTTGCAGAGATAACAAAAGATATGACAATGGACACTTTCAAAGCCTTATATAATCCTTTCCAATATATCTGTTCAGCTATGTATCTGCCTTTTTCTCTCAGTGGCATGAATCCATCACAACAGGACTTAAACGTTGGTTATTGGGGAATCCCTGTGCAGGGTGGGAGACTTACAACAATATCTCCATATACTACAACAAAATTTTTAGCTTGGACTGGCTCTCATCCTAATGATGCAAGAGGAGATTATGTGTACTGCAATCCTTACACAAGAGTTGATGTTGATTTTCAACCATTTGGGCACTTTCAACTTCCCTCTGACATTGTATATGAGAGAGGAGGAGTGCAACTTGACATTTATGTTGATACAATAACAGGAAAAGGAACATGTTATGTAGGAGGAGTTATTGAACCTATCATGACAGTGGAGGCTCAGGTAGGTGTTCCAATCAAACTGTCTCAAATGGCTACTGACTATTTAGGAGTTGCAACAACAGTGACTCAAGGAGTTGCAAATACTATGGGGAGTATTGCTAAAGGAGACATTGCAGGAGCAATTGTCAATGGTGTATCTGGCATTGACTCCGCTATAAGAAGTCAAGTACCTACAATGTCAACTATGGGGAGCAATGGTGGCTTTTCATCTCTATCACATGCTCCCACAGCAGTATTTACCTATTACAGCCTTGTCGATGAGGACAACGAGAGACTTGGAAGACCTCTCTGCCAGATAAGGACTATCAACTCTCTTTCTGGCTATATCCTCTGTGAAAATGCTGCGGTTGAGACAGCAGGAACTTTTGAGGAAAATCAAGAAATAGCCAGACTCATGAATGGAGGCTTTTATTATCAGTGAAAGGAGGTGCTATGGATCATGTTGCCTATTTACTATCAACAGGAAAATATTATCACTGCCTCTGTTAGTCCAGGCTTTGTTCACTGCCAGAATACAGCACTTGTGAATTTCTTTAAACGCTATCTCTACCAAGAGGCAGTTGCAACAATAGAGGCAGACATTCCAGACACATGGAACAGAGACTATTTTTTATACACGCTCTTTGCAATGGGATATATTGCCATAGTGAACACCAATAAATATGGAGTTATCTGCCAGTTTTGTGGACTCTATGGACAGGACATATATTATGCTCCAACTCATGTTACAATCAGCAATCCTCTATTATCTGGCATATTACAGCCAAGGATTCATGTACAGTGTGAAGTGCTCAAACTCACTCCAGACTATTGTGGAATAGATGATTTAATCACGTACTATGCCAATAAACTGGCTCTCTGTGCTGAAAACATAGATATGAACCTTGTGAACTCAAAACTGGCTTATTTGTTCCTAGCAGGAAATAAGTCTGCCAGTGCAACATTCAAGACACTGTTTGATGATATTGCATCTGGAAAACCAGCTGTTGTGGTTGATAAATCTCTTGTGAGAGAGGATGGGAGTCTTGGGATAGAATTATTTAATCAACACCTCAAAGAGACCTATATTGCATCTGATGTTCTGGATGATATGAGAATGATTAGAGATGATTTCAACACTGTCATTGGAATCCCTAACGCAAACACTGAAAAGAAAGAAAGGCTCATACAGGATGAGGTGAACGCAAACAACACAGAAACTCAAAGCAGATTAGATTTGTGGGTGGAATCCCTCTCTGAATGTGCCAAGAAAGCAAATGAGATGTTTGGTCTAAATCTCAGATTTTCCTCCAGATACAAGACAGAAACTTTAGAGGAGAAAGGAGGAGAATATGTCAAGCCAAAAAGCAATGATTAACACTCTGATGTTCTACCATTGGGATAATACGCTTTTCAATGGAATGTATCTGCCAGAGGGAGTTGACAGGGATGATGTTGTTAAAAGCATATTACTTGAAACAAGTGATTTTCCTGTAATCATAACAGACTTGCCAACTCTCAAACTCGCAATTGAGGTGTGGTCAAAACACAAGGTTGATATCTGGGAGCATTTACTTGCTACAACAAGATACACCTATAATCCCATTGAGAACTATAACAGACTTGAGGTGGAGACAACACATCTTGAAAAGAGAGGCACAGGCTCTGTCAAAGGAGATGGAGGAGCAGACACCACAACATACAATGTGAGTGAGAGTGGTAGTTTGGCAGACAGCACAAGAGAAAATGAAACAGACTCCAGAACATCCACCACAAACAATGTTGAGGCGCACAGTGGAGAAGATGTTAGAAACGTAACAGAGACTGTGAATGAGAGCAATGGAGGAACTGACACAAGGACAATCAATGAGACTGTGAATGAGAGCAATGGTGGAACTGATAACAGGTCTATCAATGAGACTGTTGCAGAGGTGAACAGTGGAGATGATGGAACATCTGTGACAGGAACAACAAGCAAGACAAAGACAGGCACAGATGAGTTAAACAGCACAGAGAACATTACAATTGCTCACACTGGCTCTGATACTGTGCTTGAGGGTGTAAGTGCTTTTAATGAGCAGAATGTATTCTCAGACCATACCAGAACAGAGACTGTCTATAATTCTGGAGAGACAAGGAACACAACAAGAGATGATGTGACAACATATGACACAACAGAGGCAGAAACAGCCTCAACAGATACTACTGTAACATATGGAAAAGAAACAGACACCACAAAGACAGTTGTTGATGATGTATCATATGGCAAGGAAACAGAGACAACAAAAACTGTGAGTGATGCTCTTGCATATGGAAAAGAGACAGACACTGCCACAACATCAACAGAAAGACAAAGTTATGGAGAGGAAGTTGAAACAGACACTGCAATATCTGACTCTGGAAGTAGAGAAAAGACAGGCTCTCTCAATCGTACATTAGGGAACACCAAGACAGGAACAGAGACACACACTCACTCACAAGGCAACATTGAAACAAGGAACTTTGATGATGATTTTTCAGCAGAAAGACATATCACAGGAAATATTGGTGTCATGACGACACAAGACATGATAAAACAGGAGAGAGAAATTGCCCTGTTTGATATCATTGACATTATTGTTGCAGACTACAAGAGTGAGTTTTGTATTTTAATCTATTAAGGAGGATAGACTATGGGATTCTTTGACTTTTTCCCTTATACAAATTTCCACAATGTTAATCTTGACTGGGTACTCCAGAGAGTGAAAGAGTGGGGAGAACTTGTTGAGGCTAATAATACAGCCTTTCATAATCTGGAGGAGGCAAATGCAAGTTTTAAAGCATATGTGGAGTCATATCTGGAAAATCTGGATGTGCAAGCACAGATTGATGATAAACTGGACAGAATGTTTGAATCTGGAGAGTTGACAGAGTATTTACAGTCTTATATAAGTTCAGATGTATCTGCATGGCTTGAGGAGAATATCACAGAGCCTACTGGAGTTATCATTGACAGTAGTCTCACTGTGAGCGGTGCTTGTGCGGATGCTAAAAGTGCAGGTGATTTAATAAGAACAAACATATCCAATATAGCAGATGTTTCTTTAATAGCCAATACAATGAAAAATAAATTGTATGAGCTACTTAATGCTACATCTATTATGACAGGGAACCTGATTTCGGGTTTTAATTCTTCACATGATAGAGCTGCACTAACTAACGCGGCACCTTTTGTCTATGCTGATTTTACACCCGTAAACCCCTACACTGTTAGAAGTATCAAACTTAACGTTGTACAAACTGGCAGACTAACAATATCTAAAGTATTAAAAGAATACGCTATAGCAGGTGACACTGTTGATAGAAGTAGATTTATAGATTTACATACATTTGATATTACAACTACAGGTGCGCAAACTTTAACACTCCCAAATGAAATTACTATAGATACTGATTATTATTTAGCTATAGGAAAATATGGGGATGGATGCTCTTGGAGATATGGCACAGGTGGAGATAGTGGGTTTTTGTTTGTCAAAACTAGTGATATGACTTTTACTCATAATCCTTCAAGCCTTGGTATTGATATTATCGGAAGTATTGCAAATGTAAATTATAGGAAAGTCATTAAAAGCATTGTTGCCAATAAAAAATTATCAATACTAGGTGATTCTATTTCTACATATAGCGGTTATCTACCTAGTGGAAATGCGACATATTACCCAAGAGGAGAAATAACTAGCGTTGATTTTACATGGTGGAAAGAAGTAATTAACGCTTGCTCATTAACCTTGAATATAAATAATTCTTGGAGTGGTAGCAGAGTAACGACAACAAACGGTGACGCTAGCGCAGGATGCATGACAAGAACTGCAAACTTGGGCAATCCAGATATAATAATCGTTTATATGGGAATAAATGATTTTAATGCAAATGTTCCCATAGGTGCTTATGATGGACATAGTGCAATTCCAAATAACACAACTCTTTTTGCTACCGCTTACTCAATAATGCTCAATAAAATTCTCACCAATTATCAAAATGCAAAGGTCTACACTTGCACTCTTATTCCAGAAGAAAGAAACTTGACCAGTGGTTTTCCAGAGTTAAATAGTAATGGTGACAGTTTGGCGGACTATAACGAAACCATAAAAAGAATATCTGATATATTCAATGTAGAAGTACTAGACATTGCTAAATGCGGATTAACATACCAGAATATGACAATATATAATCCCGATATGTTACACCCAAACAAAGCGGGTCATGCGCTAATTGCTAATTACATCATTAACAGATTAGACAATGCGGTTAATGACAGATATTAAATAATTGTCTAAATACTACACACAACATAGCACACTTTCCAGAGCCAGACACTTTTGTGCAATATGCCGAAGATTTATTTTCAGCATCCTGTACAAAACTCTGGCTCTTATGGTTCATCAAATCTGTACAAGATGCACAAATCGTTACAAGTCAATAGGCAAAATGCACAAACTTGCAA